TTTCATTCGTCAGCCAAGCCACAGAAAGAAAACCTTCCCCAACAATCGAACACAACCAAGAACGCCTGACGCCCCTGCAAATGACGAAGATCGAAGAAGGTGAAAAACTTTTCTCTGACTTAGAAAGTGTCCTATCTGGCCACTACACGATAAGATATTAAGGTCTCTAGGAGCATCGATCCGGCATCGGCTTCAGTGACGACACTCACAGTATAGAACTCACCACTTGCAATGCCTGCAGACGGTAAACTCACTGCCAACATGCCACTGTCTCCGAATGACAACATGACCGTGCCCACTTTAGACTTGTCATGCGATTCAACAGCCTCCACAATTCTTTCTTCAGTAATTGTGTTCCCTTTTGTGACTGCTAAATGCACAAATCCAAAAGATTCCCCATTCTTTATCTTCACTTGACAAATCTTGAAGTCGATGAACTTACGTTGGCCCACTACAGACACAACTTCTGATTCTTCGATAAATTTCTGAAGGTGGCGAAGTTCCAGGATAGGCATTACCCTGTACTTACCAACCTCAGTTGCTCCTTCAAGATTGAAAGTGTTGTAATTTTCATAATCGATCCACTTTGACCCCGACGTAGTCAACTTATCTCTTTCGCTCTGACGGGCCCGACGCTGTGCTTCCGCTACAGTCATCGATTTGACATAACCCCCAACAGCACCAGCACTTCCCCTCTTTGGTTGTGCTTTCTGTTGTTGGCCTGCCATTGAACCAGACGGTTTTAACGCCTGTTTGTTCGCCCCTTTCTTTGCCGTTTTCTTTGTTGTTCCCTGCATCATAGAAACTTTTAAAGCCAGCGTCCTGGCTCCAGTTTTCTCCATCTTTGTGAATCTGTATCAACTGATGAAGAGGTTTGTGTTGCCCAATGACGCTGATCCATCGAGAATCATTAACAAATAACGGTTCGTAACGATTTAGCAGCTGCCTGGCCTTTGTTGTGGCCAAGAAATATATCTGTCGACATGCTGCAGTCTGACCACAATCATCTACTAAGACACCAGGAGCACATTCCAACCTGTAGCTCTCTAGCCGTGATAACCGTGTGCAGACGTTTCCATCATCACGGAGAAAAAGCCCAGCGCGGAACTTCCCTATGTTGGCAGGAACTCCAAATGCAAAACCGTTCACTATGTGAAACGAACGGCTAAGAAAAGGGAGGTCGCTAACCTTCTTTGGTAAAGTATCCACCTCAAATGTCATGCCCAATTTGCCACTGAAATCCCGCAACACATCACCAGTAAACCATCCGATAAATTCCTCAGACACGGTAAAGGTGTTGTCGTCTCCATATAACGCCGCCACTACAGCTTGCGCAAATACTTCGAACGAACACCAACTTTTTTCCCCAGTAGTCACACACTTGTGCGCCCAAGAGGCCGAAAGAAGAATATACAAAATCAGAGTGTTCCTTGGTGTCGTGAACGGAGTCCCAGAGACATTACCTAAAAACTTGGTGACCAGGTCGCCCGTGACACAAAGCAGCAGAGACTGAATCTCATCCATTGTGAGACGCCAGTACCGCACTTCGTGTTCACGTAACACGCTACCTGTCCAACCAAACTTATTAGATAGAGCCTTCCAATGAGCCTGAGCTTCCAGAACCATGAGTAGCTTGATTTGACTACTATCGTATTCTTTGAAATCGCCATCATACCCTCTCGGATGAATTGACAACTTTCTGAACAACCTATTCCACCCCCCATGCACATGTGTCATTCCGACTGCAGAACTGGTCACTGTGTGTGACTCAAGTAAAGCATCGGAAAAACAGAGGCGATACGTATTCAGGGCAGCAGCAAAATGGCATGGCGCACCGTTAATTTGGCGCACTTTACCGTCTTGCAACTTACTCTTATCCCGCAATTCCTCTTTCATAGCAGACGTCATGATACAGGTCGGACTTTGAAGTGTCAACAAATCCTGGTAATATGTCTCATAATCTGTGAAACCTCGACTTTCGTGCAAGTCTTTCTTAGTAAAATACCCTAAACTGGTCCAAGGTAGGCCAGGAGAGGTGTTCTCATCAAGACGACTAATACACGCATCAAGTGGTTTCAAGCCAACTTTTTCATATGCGGCATGAAAATGAATCTCAGTCCACTCAACTCCGATAAACAAGGCTCTTGCGACCTCAGCATCAACATCC